AAGGGGACACTATTTTAGTTGCAATAGATAAAATAAGACCAGATTATTACAGGTCATTTTATCCTGTTTATAGTAGCTATTATCCATATAATTATCCTTATTATAATTATAGAAATTATGATTATCAATGGCGATACCCAGATAATAGAGGCGCTTCGTCTAGTAATAATTCAAATAACAATTCTAATAATTCAGCTAGTGTTAAGAGTGCGCCAGACATTACTACCAGACCTAGCTCAGATATACTAATAAAAAATAAAAATTAAATTATGGGAAAAATATTAGCAAAATTATTTGGTGGTGCAGGCTCAGGTATAGCAAACAAAATTGGTGGTTTAGTTGATAAATTTGTACAAACTAAAGACGAAAAAGCACAGTTTGAAAAAGAAATGGAAGAAATATTTATAAAAGCAGAGCTTGATTTAGAAAAAGAAATTACTTCACGTCATGCAGCAGACATGAATAGTGATAGTTGGTTAAGTAAAAACATTCGTCCATTATTAACAATATTCTCTTTAGTTCTTTACACACTATTTGCTCTTACTGATGGAAATATTGGAGAATTTAATATTGCCAACCAGTACGTTGATTTACTAGGACAGATAGTTATAATGTCTCTTGGCTTTTATTTTACTTCAAGAGGTATTGAAAAGACGGCTAAAATTATAAAAAAATAATGCCAAGAAAAGTTTCTGTAAATACTTATAGACCTAATAAAAGAAAGAAAAGACCTAACGTACACTCTAAAAACGCAAGTAAAAATCAATCTGGTTATAAAAAAAAATATAGAGGACAAGGAAGGTAAATTCAATAGGTTAATAACTAAATTCAATACCCTATGAATTTAATAGGGGTTTTACTATCTTTGTGAATTCAATAGGGTAAAAATATCCATTGATTTTCTTTGTTTTCATTGTTTTAAAGAGGGTAACAAAAAATGTTGCCCTTTTTTTTTGCATCTGACATTTTTATTGTATATTTGTCTTATGGAAAACTTAACAAAGAAGTTGGTGAATATTCAAGGGAGTTTGAAAGCACCAAAAAATCAAAGAAACACTTTTGGAAATTATAATTACAGAAGTTGTGAAGACATCTTAGAGGCAGTAAAACCTTTATTAAAAAAAGAGGGTTTGTGTTTAACAATTACCGATTCTGTTAGTGGAGACCCTATGTTTGTAAATGCTACTGCTGAAATAACTGATGGCAAAGACAAAATACAAGTAAGAGCACAGGCAGGTATTAATTTAACCAGAAAAGGCATGGACGTAGCGCAATCTTATGGTGCGTCTTCTAGTTATGCTAGAAAGTATGCTTTAAACGGTTTGTTTTTAATAGATGACACAAAAGACGCAGATGCTACTAATAATCACGCTAAGGTGTCTCAAAATGCTTCTGTGGAGACGCTAGAGCCATCAAAAGAGTGGTTAGGAAAAAAAGGAGTTTCTTTTGATAAGGCAAAGACGGCAATAAAAGAAAAAGGTTTTACTGTCGCGGATATTAGAAAAAAATATAAAGTAAGTACAGAAGTAGAAAAATTATTATTAACCTAAATTAAATTTAATTATTATGAATGAAAAAAAGTACGTTGGAAACGGAAAAAAAGTAGGGTCTTATGACCTAGTAAATTTTACTATCTCGGAAGAAAAAGCAAGAGGTAGTTGGATTGAATACAATGGTAAAAAGTATTTAAAGCTTACTATTGCTCCAAAAAAGGAAACAGACAAATATGGAAAAACCCATACTATTTGGGTAGATGAGTATAAGCCAGAGCAACCAAAAGAAGTAGAGCAAAAAGAAGAAACTGATTTGCCGTTTTAAATCTAATCAAACCCCCTGTATATGTAATGTATAGGGGGTATTATCAAAAATTATGTCAAAAAATTACGTTAATATTAATTTATCATTTATGAATACAAATTTATCTATACAAGAAGCAACTGTTTTGTCTTATGTTGAATCTTTGTCAAAACAGAAAGGATATTGTTTTGCCTCTAATGAGTTTATTAGCAGGAGTTTAGGTCTTAATGAGAGGACTTTATATAGAATATTTAACAAGCTAGAAAAAAGAGGATATATAAACAGGGTTACTAAAAGTATTGGAAATAGTGGCAAAGAAAGAAAAATATATATAAGCCCTGATGTCAAATTAGTCAGTTGTATGTAATACTCTATGTATTAAAAATAAAACTTATACATAAAGTATTATATTACATAAAGTATTATATTACATAGAGTATTATATAATATATAAAAAAAACACAATGAAACAAGAGTTTAATAATATTGGTATAATTGCCAAAAACAGCCCTGTACAACAAAAAGTAAAATGTCCTAAATGCTATGAAATTGGCAAAAAAAACTACAACGACCCTTGTTTAAGCATAAATTTAAATACTGGTTTATATATTTGCCATAAATGTGGTTGGACTGGTTGTGTAAAACCTAGAGAATATACACACAACACCCCTGTATATATAAAACCAAAAACAACTAATTTATCAAATCTAAACACTAAATCTAAGAAGTTTTTAAACGATAGAGGCATTACAAATGAGGTTATTGAGCAAAACAAAATAGTCAGTAGTAAAGACGGAAGAAGTATAGTTTTTCCATATTTAAAAAACAATGAACTTATAAACTACAAAACAAGAGGTTTACTTACTAAAACATTTACGCAATCTAAAAATGGTAAACCAATTATTTATAACTACGACAGAGTTTATAATCAAAAATTAATTGTTATATGTGAAGGAGAAATAGATTCTTTGTCTTGGGAGGTAGCAGGTATTACTTGGCACACATCTGTTAATATGGGTGCGCCAAATATAAGGGATAAAAACCTAGATAAAAAGTTAGAATGTATTACTAATTGCTACAATGTATTTGAACAGGCAGAGAGAATTTATGTGGCTACTGATAATGACGATAATGGCAGACACTTACAAGAAGAATTAGTTAGGAGGTTTGGTGCTGAAAAATGTAAAATAGTAAATTTTAATGGTTATAAAGATGCAAACGAACTATTGTTAAAAGAAGGTGTTGAATCCTTAAAGAAAGCATTAAAAGATGCTCAAGACCCTAAAGTTGAAGGAATATTTAATGTTGGAGACATATACGATAGTATGATTGATGGATATTACAATGGTCAAGAAAGAGGAACTACTACACATATACCCTGTATAGACAATGCTTGGACTTGGAGAAATGGAGAAGTTAATGTTTGGACTGGTTATCAAAACGAAGGTAAAAGTATGTTTTTAAATCAATTATCATTATTAAAAGCTTTTCATGACGGATGGAAGTTTGCAGTATTTAGTCCAGAGAATATGCCAATAAATGATTTTTATAATGATTTAATTGAATGTTATATTGGCAAAAGTGCTGACCCTTATTATGCAAATAATTATATGAGTATTGAAGAGTTTAAAGAAGCTTTGGAATTTATGAAAAGACATTTTTTTATTATTTATCCAAAAAAAAGTTATAAATTAGATGACATCTTTGATAGAGCTAAATATTTAGTTAAAGCAAAAGGAATACGTTCTTTAATTATTGACCCATATAATACAGTTCAACACAGGATGCAGTTTGGCGAAAGAGAAGACCTATATATTAGTAGGTTTATGAGCCAATTAAAAAGGTTTGCAGTAGAAAATAAAATTTCTGTACACTTAGTTGCACACCAAGTTACACCACAAAAAGACGAAAAAGGCAAATATAACAGGCCTGATATAAATAGAATAAAAGGTGGTGGAACGTTTGCTGACAAAAGCGATAATGTAATGTTTATATGGAGACCAAATAGGGCAGTTGATTTTTCAGATACAAGTGTTATATTTGGTAGTCAAAAGATAAAAAAACAAAAACTGGTTGGTTACCCACAAGAAATACACGGCATAACTTACCACAGAAAGTCAAGTCGATATTATTTCAATAATGAAAGCCCTTTTATTATTGTAGATAAATTTAGATGCGAATTAAAGCTAGAGTAGATGCCAACCAAAAACAAATAGTTACCAAGCTAAGAAATATAGGATGCTCTGTATTACACACTCACCAATTAGGAAAAGGTGCACCAGATATTATTATAGGTTATAATTATAAAAATTATTTAGTAGAGATTAAAGATGGCAATAAATCTATAAGTCAACAAAAACTTACTCCTGATGAAGCTAAATTTAAAAGAGAATGGAGGGGAACTTATCTAGTTATAAATAGCTTTGAACAAATAGAAAAAATACTTTTATCGAGTGGGTGTTAAGATATTAAACATATTATCTAAACGCCACAATGAGTGGATTAAAATGGCAAAAAGTTTTAATTTGTCTGATAATGATGCCAATGAAATAGTACAAGAGATGTATTTAAGATTATATGATTATACAAAAAATGTTGAAAAAATAATGTATAACAAAAACGAGGTTAATACATTTTATATTTATATAACATTAAGAAATTTGTTTTATAGCAAGTTTACTAATTATGGCAAATCTAGAAATAAAAAAATGTTATTATTTTCTGATATAGATGAACATAATTTTAGCAATTTAATAAACAAAACAATAGAAGACTACGAAGAATATAATGAAAATATAAAAAAAAAGATTAACTTAGACGAGTTGTGCGACAAGATAGATAGTATAATTGAAGACTGGTATTGGTATGACAAAAAGTTAACAAAATTATATTTTAATACGAATATGAGTATGAGAGATATAAGTAAAGAAACAAAAATAAGCTTAAGTTCAATATTTAACACACTAACAAATGCCAAAGAAAGAATCCGAAACAAAACAAAACAAGAATACAAAAAATACAAAAGCTAAAGGAATTGGAGACGCTTTAGAAGCAGTGTTTAAAAAAACTGGCATAGATAAAGTTGCTAAGTTTATTTTAGGCAAAGATTGTGGATGTGATTCGAGACGAGACAAGCTAAATAAACTTTTCCCTTATAACAGACCAGAGTGTTTAACAGAAGACGAATATAAATACTTAGATAAATACTTTAAGGAAACAAAAGATTCTATACACTTTAAAACTCAACAAAAGCTACTTAAAATATACAATAGAGTTTTTCATGATAATATGGCCATGACTAGTTGCAGTTCTTGTTTTAAAAGCAACCTACATAGTAAATTACACAAACTATATACAGAATATTTTAATGAATAATTTAATTAGAAACAGAAACAAAGTAAAACAAGTAATTGATTTTACAGGTGTACAAAACGGAAAATTACACCCTTCAGATATTGATGCTGTATTAGAGTTTGATAATGAAGTATTAATTTTAATGGAGGTTAAATATAAATTTAATAAGATACCAACAGGGCAAAGGTTGTTGTTAGAACGAATTTGTGATTCTTGGCACACAAAAAAAAGTGCCGTTTTAAAAATAGAGCATGAGTTTGATAATGATAAAATTAATATTCCTTTGGATAAATGTAAAGTAACTGCTTTATATTATAATCATCAGTGGGTTTATTATAAAAACCCTTATGAATTTAAAACTTATTTAAACGCTATAGGCGAAAAGTGGAACTGTAAAAAGTGTAGGTTCTAAAAAACAATTCAATATATCTGAGTTATTTATATATGCCATTAATAAAGCCAAAACAGTACGAACAAAAAGCAGGATTTTTAAATAGATTTATGAATAATGCTAAAATGATTAAGGAATACCCAAGCAACAAACAAAGGTATGCTGTGGCTATTGATATTTGGAATAAAAGATTTTCTAAATAGTCATTTGGAAAACTCCTCCTTTTTTTATTACTTTGTAATGAAAACAAAGATTAATGAAAATAAAACTACTTACAATTTTATTGGCAGTATTTATAAGTTGCTCTGATAATTGCGACCTTAATTATTATCCGTCAGCACCTTATTTAGAACCATACCACGTTGAATATGGCGAGGATTGGATAAAATATGTATATTTGTGTAGAGACGGATTTAATAACGAAATAGTTACTTATATAGTTGTTGAAGACTGTTGGGAAAGATATACACAATACGAATATAATTATTTATGCAATTAATATGAATTTAAAAAGCACACAAAACATAGAATTTAAATTAGATAATTCTATAAAATATTTATATAAGAAAGAGAAAAAAAGCGACTTAGAGCTTATATTAAAGAATATACAATATATAAAAAACCTTTTAGACCAAAGAGAACAAGATAATTTGCTTGCTCTTGGATTATTAAATGAAATATTTATAAAACTAAACAAACAATGAAAGAACCTATTTTTACACTTGACAAAGAAATTTGGAACAGATATGATTTAATAAAAAAAGCAGAACAAGATAAATTTTATTATGGATATTTAGCAAAAGCTTGTTTTTCAAGTAGTGCTATAAGTCAATTATTAAAATCTCCTAGAGAATATTTAAACAGTTTTGATTTACCTACTGAATCTGATGCGCTTGCACAAGGATATTTGTTTCATGCCAGTATATTAGAAAAAGAAAAGTTTAATGAATGTTTATTTTTAGACGTGGCAACAAAAAACAACAAAGAATATAAGCTTGCTAAACAAGAAAGGTGGGATGTGTTTACAATAAAAGATAGAGATAAGGCATTAAGATTAAGAGATAGATTTTATAATTGTAAGCCTGCAAAAGAACTAATACAAGACAGCAGGTTTGAAGTTCCAATGGTTGACAATTTAATGGACTATCCTTTTAGGGCAAAAGCTGATATATTGGGAAGCAATTTAATAGATTTAAAAAGTACTGCACTTTTATCTAAGTTTAGATATAGTGCCAACACCTATAATTATGACAGTCAATGTTTTATATATTGTAATATGTTTAATAAATCTTATAGGGATTTTAAGTTTATAGTTATTGATAAATCTCCTACAAACGAAATTGGCATATTTAATATAAGTGAAGATTTTTATTATAGCGGAGAAAAGAAAGTAGAGTATGCTTTAAAGGTTTATGAACATTATATAAAAAATAAATATGAACTAAACAATTACTTAGTAGAAGATACTTTGTAAATGGAAGAAGAATATCTAGATTATATGGACTGTTATAAAGACACTCTAATGTGTTTAAATAGAAATATAATAGACGAAATAGAAATAGAATTTTTAGTTAAGCATTATGAACACGAAGAAGAATATGAGTGTTGTAGTGCAATATTACAAGCATTAAAAGAATATAAATATGAAAATAGAAAAATTAAAGAGAATAGTAAAAGAAAATACTAACATAGATATTGATGTTGTTTCTAGGAAAAGAGAATATACTGAAGCAAGGGGAATATTTTATCAAATAGCTAGAATAAAAGAAAAATTAAGTTATCATAAAATATCAGATTCAGTAAATAAAAATCATGCTACAATTATATATTCAGTTAAAAACTTTGAATACTGGATGAAAGGAAATAAAGAACTAAAAGAACTATATAATAAAACTTTAGAATCATATAATATGGAAAAATTAAAAACAGAATCTATAATGGAGCTTAAATCTGAAAGTATAGAAAAATTAAAACAAGAAAGCCCTGAACTATTTGAGAATTATATTAAAATAGCTGAAGAACAATTTGAGTTGTTTTGTAAAAAGCAATTAGATTATGGCATTAGTAATATTAGTACAGGTGCTAATATGGAAACAAAAAAGGGAAAAGGTTTTGCGTTAAACGGCTTGTGGTTTAGAATGAATGATAAAATAAGTCGTTGGAAAAACTTAATGGTAAAAGGAAGAGATGCCAGAAATGAAACCTTAAAAGATACTTTTCAGGATTTAGGCAATTATGCTATAATTTGTCAATTAGTTGAAAAAGGTTTATGGAAGGAATAGAAAAAGAAAAAAAAAAGAAAAAAGACGGAAGGGCTAACAACGGTGCTTTAAAAGGAGTTTATAGAGGTCAAGGAAGACCGCCAAAGGCAAGAGAAAAAAAGCTAGGCAACTATGCCTTAGGTGCCATGAAAAGAGTTTTTGGAAGTGAAGAGAAAGCTTGGCTAGAACTTGCAAAACAGGCAAAAGATAGTTTCCCTCACATGAGATTACTTTGGGAATACAAGTATGGCAAACCAAAAGAATTAAAAGAACTTAATGTTAAAACAGAAGTCAACATTCCTGTAATTAATTTTGCAGATAAGGAAAAAACTATTGATGTAGAATCAGAAGATATAAAAGATGAAGGACTTAAACCTGAATAAAAAATATCAAGCTCTATTTAATTCAGATAGCAGATACTATGTAATTACAGGAGGAAGGGGAAGTGGAAAATCATTTGCTTGTAATACATTCCTTGTGTTGCTTACATACGAAAAAGGACATAGAATATTATTTACTCGTTATACAATGACCTCAGCAGGTATGTCGATTATACCAGAATTTATTGAGAAGCTTGAATTAATGGGAATACTTAATCAGTTTACTGTAACTAAAACAGAAATCATTAATAATTTAACAGGCAGTTCAATATACTTTAGTGGTATTAGAACATCAAGTGGAGACCAAACGGCAAAGCTTAAATCTATTCAAGGTGTTAGTTCGTTTGTTTTAGATGAGGCAGAAGAATTAACAGAAGAACAAAGTTTTGATAAGATTGATTTTAGTATTAGAGCAAAGGGAGTAAAGAATAGATGTATATTAATTCTAAACCCTACTACAAAAGAGAATTGGATATATCAAAGGTTCTTTCAAAATAGAGGAGTTCCTGATGGTTTTAATGGCACTAAAGAAAACATAACTTACATTCATACTACATACTTAGACAATATAGAACACTTATCAGAATCTTTTGTAAAACAGATTGAGGATATGAAAGTAAGAAGACCAGAAAAATATAAACATCAGATTATGGGTGGTTGGCTTAAAAGAGCAGAGGGAGTTATATTTACTGATTGGAATATAGGTAAATTTAATGATGATATAGATTCAATATTTGGTATGGATGTAGGATTCTCAGTAGATGAATCTGTTTTAGTTGAGGTTGCCATAGACAAAAAAAGAAAGATTATTTGGTTAAAGGAACATTATTATAAAGCAGGATTAAGCACAACACAACTTTATGAATTAAATAGGAGATATGCAGGGAGTGGATTAACAGTAATGGATAATTCTGAACCACGCCTTTTAAGTGAATTAAAATCAAAGGGAATAAATTTAATACCTACTATAAAAAAGAAGGGTAGCATCTTAGCAGGAATTTCATTAATGCAAGACCACCAAATAATTATAGACAATGGCTCTGTGAATTTAATACGCGAATTTAATAACTATACTTGGAAATTAAATGGTGCAATTCCAATCGATAAATTTAATCATGGTATTGATGCTTCCAGATACGCAATTCAATACCTGTTAACTCGTTCTGTGCCTCACGGAAACTATTTTGTAAAGTAAACACAAACATATAAAAAACATTTATATAAAAAAACTTAGCTGACAATTTGGTCAGTTGGAAATAATTAACTATCTTCGTTTTAAATAAAACAAATAATTATGAAAACAATATTTATAAAAACAATTAAAATATCAATAGGAATATCATATATTTTAATGACTTTTTCTTTATTAGGCATATTGGTTAGTTATAATCAAAACATATTTAATAATGGAACTAACGGAATAACAACCCTGTTTCTTTGCTTTACATTAACTATTTTAATGGGTATAATATTAATTAAAATTAATAACGAAAAAACATGAAACAATTAAATAATCACTGGTTGTTTTCAGAACCACCAGAAGCCGAAGAAACACAAGAAAACGAAGAAAACACAGAACTTGAGTGGTGGAGAGCTTACGGAGAATATGTTTCAAGAGTTTACCAAAACATAGATGCTGAAGCTTGTGGATATGCTGATGGAGACAATGAATATAAAGAAAATTTTAATCAAAATTCAGACAGCTTATGAGACATATAATAGTAATGTTAGATAATGTTTACGAAGAGTTGTTGAATAATGCCCCAGATTCTGACGAAAGAAAGAGTGTGTTAGATAAAATCGATTCTATTCAATACGAAATAGAAGACATAGAGTTTTTTAAAAGATAAATTATGATAGAAATAGTATCAACCATTATATTAATAATAGCTTTTTATTGTTATAGAAAAATAGCCGATAAATTATGAGACCAATGAAACAAATAGGAATAATATTAAAAAAGCTTTTTACTGTAAAGAACAAACAATATTGGATTTGCTTTCCTGCCGAAATGAAAACACACAAGGATAAAGAATATTTTATTATGGACACCATAGAATTTTTAAGTAACATGATAGAAGTAAAACAAAAGTAAGTAAATAAATAAATTTAATAATATGATATATTCAGAAGATATTGCTAGAATAGAAATTAAACATTTAAGAGAAATGCTTGTAAATTGCAAAGAGCATAAAGAAAAACTAAAACTTAGAATTGAAACCTTAGAATCAAAAAACGAACTATATTTACAGCAATTAGAAGCAGAATACAGAAAGAGCAAAACTTGAAAGTATTAACTTTTGAAATAAAAGAAGTAGGTCAAGAAGTTTATGCTATGCAATTCAAAACTGATAGAACTCCTGAATGGACTAAATTAGAATATTGTAGAAACAGAAAAATAGAATATATGAATCTATTATCCGAAGAAGAATATAACACTTATTATAAAGATTAAAAACAATGAAAACAATTATTAAGAATTTAAAAGAGTACAACAGAAATTTAATATCCACCATAAGAGATACAGAGATAAATACATTAGAAAATGATGTATTAATTGAAATAACGGCTAATTGGCAAATAAAAGGAGAGAATAAAGAAAATAGCGATGTTTTAGCGAGGTTAGAGATATATAGCTATACAATTACCGAACAAGAGTTAGAAGTCTTGTTAGAATCGTTAAAAATGATTTATACATTACATCCTGACGGAGATACTAAAATGAAAGTTACCCATAATCACGATTATTTAAATTGTTAATTTAACACAATGAAAACAAAAAAAGAAACAACTACAAGAGGTCAAGCCCTTTGTGAATTATATAATACATTATCTAATGATGATTTATTAGATTTAATAAACATGGCAACAGATAGAATTTTTATATTTAATCCTTACGACAACAAATGTTATAATGTTGAGGGTGTGTGTAAAAATGGTAATAAATTACAAATAAATTTAATAGAGGACTAAATTTAAACGTATTAATATTTATCTGTGAATTCAATACATAAATTTAATAGCTCTTCAATTCAATAGGTGTTTTTTCTTGTGCTTAAATTCAATAGGTGTTTTTTCTTGTGTGTTTTCTTTATTCGTGTTAGTGCAATTTTGCAAAGTTAAAAATAAATAAAGCAACAAAGCAAAGCAATGTTCTTATTTAGAATCAATATAAATATTAACTTTGTTTTGTCAGTTGGAAATATTTATATATATTTGTGTAAACATTAAAACAAAGAACAATGAAATTTAACAAAAAACAATTACAAATTATTTCTTATTGCTTAGCTAATTTAGAAAGCGACTGCGAAATAAAAGAAACAAGACAAGAAATGCACAACATTTTAGGTGCTTTACAAGACAATGACATCTGGGGAAACATTAATTTTTATAAATATCATTTAGAAGATTAACAACATGAAAAACACATTACACAAATTATTTATTAAAACAATTACTATTTTATTTTTTGCAGGTTATTTATTTGTATTTTATGCCTGCTTAACTTTATTAATCAATTTATTTTAATTATGAAAACAAAAATTAAAAACCTATTCGCTAAAATCATTTTAAGCGACTTATTTATAAAAGTGTTTGTTTATACATGCGCCTTTATTTTAACTTTATTATTAACCTTAGATATTTAAAACAATGAAAACAAAAAAAACAGATTGGAACGACAAAGACACGCAATTAAAAGACAATTCACTTAGTTTATTAAAATATACCTTGCATTGTTTCAATTATGGAAAGATTCACGAACTACCAATAAATGAAATAGAAATCTTAATATCTAAATTAGAACTAGATTTATATGGTTGGGGGTATTATACAAATAAATTAAAAAAAGAAAATAAAATAAAATTATGACTAATAGAAAAAAACAAGTGATTCAAGATTTTATGTATGAAGACTTAAAAGATTTAGAGTATCATACTAATGAACTAATAGAGAATATCTATGTAAGTGGACAAAAAGAAAACTTTAAAAAAGATATTGAAGAAACTGAAAGAATAATTAATTATTGGAAAAATATAGCTAAAAACTTAAATAAATAAAACTAACTTATGACAAAAAACAATAAAACAATGGAAAAAAACGTACATATTTACAAATTAGCAAAATCAATGAGTGAATCTGATTATATCGGATATTATTATTCGGAACTATTGAGAATAAAAAACGCACTTTTAAAGGGCAATTTTTACGCAGGTGTTCAAAGTGTTTCTAAATCTGGAATGAGTAGAATCATTAAGTTAGGATATACTTATAAAAACAAATTTAGAAGCATTAAAGACCCTAAAATATTAGCTCTTGCCTGTTGTGATAAAAATGGCAGAATTGGAGGGTATGGTATGGATATGCTTTTCCACGCTCAGTACACGCTCTTTAATAATCTCCATTCTAGTTATAAAAGGGCAAAATATCAAACAAGAATGAAATCTTATAATCAAATTTAAATTAAGATTATGCACCGACTTGAAAAAAACATTTTACACCACGCAAACAAAAGAAGAGAACAAAGACAAATGAAAAATAAAACATTTGAAAGCTGGTTAAAATGGTTAAATAAAAAAGATATTTTAATAACTATTGAACATGAATATTTTAAAGAACATTATAACAATTTAGATAGTTTTGAAAATAATCTAAAATTGTTTAATAAGATAAATTAAATTATATTAATCTTTTAACGTCTTTTATTAATTAAACACCCCTTTAATTAGGGGTTTTTTTATTCCTCACATTTTGTTAGATTCTTAACATTCAGTTAGTTAAGATTAATTAAATAGCGAAAAGTTATATTTCTTTCTCTTTATCAGCTACAAAGTAGCCATATAAAGCAATTTAAACCCCTTTCTAGCTAGTTTCATACCCTTTCTGGTAGATACCCTCCACTTTAAACATAAAAGCTCTTAAAACGTCTCTAAATGCGTTTTATAGGTACTCTGGGGGATTTCGAGGTGGGTGTGGATATTACTCCACTCTCTCTACACTACACACTTTCCACCTGACATTTGTATATTATATATGAATTTAATACCTTTATGAATCTAATGGATAAATTTGTACATCACGAAAATTATTTAGCTGCCATGTCTTTTTGTTTTAGGCGTAACATAAAAATATATCCTGTGCCAAAGAATCAAAAAGAATATTACATTGAAGTTAATAATAACGGTAAATTAATTCGTAGTCCTAAAACATATAAACTAAAAGATTGGAGTAATAAAATAATGGAATTATATGTACATTACTACAATAAATTATCTCCAAGCGACAATTAGTCACATTATATGTATTATATATATTTACATAGAGTATTATATTACATAGAGTATTATATTACATAGAGTATTATATTACATAGAGTATTATATTACATAAAGTATTATATTGCATAAAGTATTATATAACATAAAGTAATACTAGTAATACTAGTAATACTAGTAATATATATATATATTATACTATATATCTGACATATATTCAGTTGGAGAAACATAAAGTACAATTTAAACTAAATTAATTAATTATTATATGGCACTAAGAAAAATAGAATTAGAGGTTCCAATGACATTAAGTGATATAAAACTTTATCAATATCAAAAGTATATGAAAGTCATTGACCAAAACAAAACAGAAGATGAAAAAGAAGATGAAAAAATAAACGATTTCTTAAATATGAAACTTGTAGAAATATTCTGCAACATATCATTAAAAGAAGTTAATAAAATACCTTTAAAAGAATTTGACAAAGTATTAGAAATACTCAATACTGCATTTGAAGAAAAACCAAAGCTAATTAGAAGATTTAATTTGTTAGATGTAGATATGGGATTTATTCCTAATCTTGATGAAATGAGCTTAGGAGAATATATAGATATTGAAAGTAATATTTCTGATTGGCAAAAAATGCACAAAGCTATGTCTGTTTTATATAGACCAGTTAATTTTAAAGCTAAAGAAAAATATGGAATTGCTCCATACAAACCAAATGAAGAAATACAAGAACTAATGAAAGAGATGCCATTAGATGTAGCTATAAGTTCAATGGTTTTTTTTTACGATTTAGGGAAGGACTTACTAGCAGCTATACCGAAATATTTGGAACAAAAGTTGAACAAACAGGATATGCAGACGCTAGAAGCTCATTTGGCAAAAAATGGGGTTGGTATCAATCAATTTATGCTCTCGCTAAAGGAGATGTCCTCAGTTTCGACAAAGTTACCGACTTACCACTTTACCAATGTTTAAATTATTTAGCGTTTGAAAAAGAAAAAGTAGAAATAGAACAACAAGAAATAAAAAAAGCATATAAAGGATGACCACATTTTATGACATACTAGACAAGCTTAAAGCATATTTACAAGGAAACACAAATGTTAACAATGTTACGTTTGGAGACATATTTGAAGTAGATTTATCTAAACAAACTATATTTCCTTTGTCTCACATAATTGTAAACGGATGTACGTTTCAAGACCACGTTGTGCAATTCGATATACAAGTTATTTGTATGGATATTGTAAACGAAACTGCTGAAGACAAAAAAGCATTAAATAACTATTTTCACGACATAAACAATAAACAAGATGTTTTAAATACTCAGTTTGCAGTTGTAAACGGATTGCAGTCAGCCCTTAGAAGAGGAGAACTGTTTTCTGACCTATATCAAATTGAATCGGATTATACAGCAAATATGTTTGAAGATAGATTTGAAAACTTACTTGCTGGTTGGAGTTTAGATATAAGTATCACAGTTGCTAATAATCAAATATCAGATATTAGTGCAACAGGACAATCTACTTGCCCATGAGTTTTAAATTAAAAAATACAGAAGCTTTTTTGATTAATTATGCAAATAGATTAATTCAATTAGCAAAAAAAGAAATTGATGAGCCAAGAAAAAGAACCTATTCTTCTGGCAGAGTAGTTAATGCTCCAATAGATTCAAGTGGTCAGCTAAAACAAAGCTTATATACCGAAACAAAAAATAAAACAAACATATTAAACATAAATATTAAAGGAAATTCTTACGGAGAAAAAGTTGATGAAGGTACTAAAGCAGGAACAAGCGTTTCTGTAAACGATTTGATTGGTTGGATAAATAGAAAACCTGTTACATTACAGTCAGCAAAAGGGCGTAAACTAAAAGACACAGCAAAAACAAAAAATAGAATAGCTAATTTAATAGCACAGAAAATAAAAAGAGAAGGTATAAAACCAACTAATTTCTTAACAAGATTAGTAGATGAACAATTTAATAGGTTGTCTGGTATAGAAAACGTAATAATAAAAGATATAAATTTAGATTTAGACGGATTTATGCAATCTATAGGTTATATAAAACAAGGAAATACATTTAAAATACAACAATAGATATGTCAACAATAATAAATACTAGAAGCCCGTTTTACTTTAAGGTGTCTAATGCAAATTTAAACTCGGCAAAATTAGAATTATATATTTGGACTGGAACAACCTCACAAAGAACAGCAGCTTATAAAAGATATACTTTAACAAAAGAACAACTTTTAGATGAATTAGATAGAGGAACAACTACCGCCACAACTACAGATAAATTAGTTGATAGCACACAAAACTTTAACACTACCGCACAAGTAGGAAGTTATATTAAAAATACAACTGATAGCACAAACGCTAGTGTAAGTGCAGTTGATAGCGACACAACTCTTTCTATTAGTTCAAACATCATGGCTTCTGGAGAAAGTTATATATTGTTTGCCAAACCCTATGTTGTTTATGAATTAAGTGAACTTATAAGAGATTATTTAGAAACAGAATATAATAATTATGCAACTGACACTATATGGGTAGAAGCTGACGTTACTATATACAATTCAGCAGGTGCAATAGTTCAAGTAGATAGTCAAAACATTACTACAACTAGATTCTTAGGTATAGATGGTTACGGTTATTTTGAGGATAGCGTAAACCCAAGAAGCACTACAACTCCAATGATTTTACAAAACAATACTAATATTTATTACAACAGAGGTAAAGACATTAAAATTCCTGTATTTGCTGAAGCAGCTACTATAACAGTTTCTTTAACTAGTTCTGCTGGAGCAAATGTAGATTGGGATGTAGAAAATAATTTTTGGAATACAAATGATTCTACTTGGGGTTCAGGAACTACAGATATTACAATTTCAGACAATGGTAATACAAATCAAAAAATACAATATGTAATTATAGAAGATACACAAAACTTAATTAATGGTGATACTGTAACCTTTTCTAGTGTTGTTGATTCTGGCACCACAACCGCAACAACTGCAAATAAGTTAGTAGATAGCTCACAAAACTTTGTTACTACAGTAAGAGTTGGTGATATAGTAAAAAACACAACAGATTCAACAAGCGCTACAGTTACAGCAATAGACAGCAACACTACCTTGTCAATAAGTGCTGATATTATGGCTAGTGGAGAAAATTATCAAATAAAATATGAAAATAACGTGGTAATAACTTTAGAGCAGGTTTGTGAGCCAAAATATACACCATTGAATATTATATTTTATAATAAATATGGTGCACTACAAAATATATGGTTCTTTAAGAAATCAAGCACTAATATAAACATAACATCACAAAAGTTTAAAAATAATATTTTAGATATAGAAAACTCTGGTGGAACACCTTCTTATGCCCTAAGCAAACATCAAGAGAAAAAATTCATGGCAAATGGAAAAGAATCAATAACTGTTAATTCTGGTTTTTATAGTGAAGATTATAATGAAATAGTAAAACAAATGTTGCTTTCTGAGCAAGTTTGGGTGGATGATGGCACTAATACTTTGCCTATAAATTTAAAATCAAACTCATTAGCGTTTAAGAAATCTGTTAATGATAAATTAATTTCATATTCCCTTTCTTTTGATTATGCCTACGACAAAATAAACAACATTTTATAATGCAAAAAATAGTATTATATATAAAAGATAATGACGATATATATAGAAGAATAGATTTATTTAATGATGAAACTATTTCCTTAACATCAAAAATAAAAGATATTAGAGATATAGGTAAAGTGTTTACTGATTTTAGCCAAACCTTTACTTTGCCAGCATCAAGAGAAAACAACAAAATATTTAAACACTGGTATAATTATGATATAGACAATGGATTTGATGCCAGAAACAGAAAAGATGCTGTTATGGAGCTCGATTTTTCTCCATTTAAAAGAGGTAAGATTTCTCTTAATAATGTTAAAATGAAAGATAATAAACCTTTTTCTTATGAAGTTGTTTTTTATGGCAGTACTATAAATCTAAAAGACTTGCTTGGAGATGATGAATTAAGTTCTTTAGGTCAACTAGACGACTATAATCATGAATATAATAGTACAAATGTTAAAACAGGACTAGAAAGCGGGCTGTCTTCAGGAAAAATAATTTATCCATTAATTTCACACACCAAAAGGTTTTATTATGATTCAGCACAGTCTAGCCCTAATTATAATGGCAACTTATATTATAATACAACACAAAATAGTATTGGATTAGCGTTTGATGATTTAAAACCAGCTATTAAATGTTTTTCTATAATTGAAGCTATAGAAAACAAATATACTATTGCAAACGGATATTCTTCTAATGTAGTGTTTACTAGAGATTTCTTTAATACAACATCAGAAAGTGTTTTTAGCAATTTGTTTCTATGGTTAAGCAGAAATAAAGGTGCTGTTGGAGGAGACGAAAACCAAGAGGAATTATTAAGCCGAATATGTGGCTCTTGGGGATATTCTTCTGGGGATTTAGGTATTAGTATATCAGGAGACACTTGGGCTGTTTCTACACAAGGATATACAAGAAGTTATGACGCAACCATAACTATTGTTACTGTTGGAGCTAACCAGAGTATAGAATACACAGCTAGAGCAGTAGATTATGTCACAGGAAATACATTAGGCACAATGGCTTTAGGTGCAGGCGCATCAAGAGAGCTTACTATAAATATTCTTCCTACATTTGAATTAGTTAACTATCAAATTAAATGGATTGTTGAATCTAATACTTCTTTGGCTTTTACACCAAGCTTGTCTTTTAAGGAATATATATTAAATCCAGAAACACAAACCCCTACATCAGAATTAAATTCGGTTTATAATATAGGAGGAAGTGGTGCAAGCATATCTACAACTAGCGAAATATTAATTACAGGTAATGTGCCAAAAATAAAAACTATAGATTTTCTTACAGGACTATTTAAAATGTTTAATCTTACAGCTTACTATATTGATGATGTTGCTGATACAGATTTTGGAAAAATATATGTAGATACATTAGATAATTTTTATGCCGACAGAGTTAATAATCCTTCAGAGGGAGATTATAATATTACAAAACATATAGACACTAAAGATTTAACTATTGAAAGAGCTTTTGAATTTAATGAAATAGATTTTATATATGAAGAGCCAAAAACGCTACTTTCTATAAATCACGAAGAACAATTTAATGAAACATTTGGTAACGAAGAAGTAAAACCAACTTTTGTTGATAGAGGCAAAAAGTATGAGGTTGAAGTTCCTTTTGAACACATGAAGTTTGAAAGAATAATTGACAATAATAAATCAGGAACAAGCCCTTATACTGCAATAACCTCTCCACAAGCTTATATAACAGACATATTATGGGGATATTCTGCTGATGGTGAATTTACTTCTGATACAGATGTAACACCAAACACAGGAAATTATGACCCTGTTTTAACTAAACCTTTAGTGTTTTATGCAATTCAAGAGACAGGAATTTCAAGTGGCAAAGGAATAAAATGGATTTCTACAGGCACTCCATCTGAAATAACACAATATTATAGACCATCAAACACAAATGAAGACGGAACTAATGCCTCTAGTCCCACAGATTCAGGCACTACAACAAGCGCTACAGCCAATAAATTAATTCAAACTGGTCAAAACTTTAATAGCACAGTTACGGTTGGAGACATTATTTTAAATACTACAGACAACACCACCGCAATAGTAGATTCTGTTGATAGCAATACACAACTGTCTATTAGTTCAGATATTATGGCAAGCGGTGAAAATTATTTAATTATAAGCCCACCAAGTTTTACAATTAACTTTGATGATGAGATTGATGAATGGAACTTGAGAAATTATAATGGCACTACAAACTCATTGTTCAAAAAGTTTTACTCAACTTATATAAACGGAATATTTGAAGAAAAAAAGAGAATATATAAACTTAAGGCATATTTACCTACAGATATATTAATTAATTATAGGTTGAATGATGAGCTTCTAATACAAGATAGGACATTTCGCATTAATTCAATAAGCACAAACTTTAAAACTGAAGTAAGCCAATTAGAGCTAATTAATAAATTATAATTATGATAAAAAACATACTTGAATTATTAAACGCTTCTGATTGGTATGGTGCAGGAGAAAATGTAGAAATAGCAAAAGGGAAATATGCAGGAATAAAAAACCTTAAACAAATGAAGGAACAATTTAAAAGATTGAGACATGGCAACTAAAAAAATACTAATAAATGTACAGGTGTCATCAGGAGCTTCGCCTCAACAAATAAATGCAGTAAAAAAAGCTCTTGATGGTGTGGCTCATGCTCAAACAAAAGTTACTCAAGCAACTAAACAAGGAAGGGCACAATCAGGATTAAACAATGCTATACTTTTAGAATCTGGTCGTTTAGCTTCTGACCTTAATTATGGTTTTACTGCTATTGCAAACAACTTAGGACAGTTAGTAACCTTATTTGGTAGTTTTGTTGAAACCAATAAAGGCGTTGTTGATTCTTTTAAACAATTAGCAAAATCATTATGGGGAATGGGAGGTATTTTAATAGGTGTACAGCTATTAATTGCTTTTGGCCCAAAATTATGGGAAATGTTAACTGGTGTAACACAGAGAATGAAAGATTTGGCTGACATTACAAAACAGGCCAGCAAAGAAGCAGGAGAACAAATAGGAAAACTAGAAGCATTAGTTGAAATATTAGATTCAACAACTGAATCTACTGTAGAAAAAAAACAAGCTGTTGATGAATTAAACAGAAGTCATAAAAATTTGAATTTAAAGCTAGATGATGAAGGAAGGCTAACAAAAGAATCTAAAAAGGCAATAGAAGATTATATTCCTGTTTTAATAGAAAGAGCAAAAGCAAGCGCCTTAATGACAAAAATACAATCCAAATATGTAGAAATGTTAGATGCTGAAATGTCTAGTACACAAGATAATGTTGCTTGGTATGAGGCGTTGTTTATTACAATAAAAAATGGAGCATCTAATTTATTGTCTGCTAATGTCCTAACCTCTGAAACAGTTTTAGAGATAATGAAAAAGGGTAAAAAAAACAGAAAGGAGTTAATAAAAGATATACATTCTGATATTGATTTCCTGTTTAATGAATATAAAAAATTATCTACAACTGGCTTTAGTGCTGATGCTTTGGAAACCGTAAATCAATTAAAATCAGCTAGAGACATCATAACAGACCCAAAAAAAATAGCTGAAGGAAAAACAGCTTTACAATTATGGGCTGAAGAAACTTTAGGAATTATGGCTGACACTAACTTAAAAGAGCTAGAAATTATAGACCATCAAAATAAAGAAAAAAAGAAGAGAGCTGAAAGGGCCTTTAAACAAAGAATAAAAATAGCTAGATTAGAAGCAGAAGGAAAACTACACCTTTTAGATATGTATGGTCAAGGGTTGAATTTCGCCTCTGAACTTGCTGGTAAAAATACTGGAGTAGGAAAAGCTTTAGCTATAGCATCAACAACAATATCAACTTATTCTGCGGCACAAAGAGCTTATGAATCTCAATTTTTACCCGTGCCAACACCAAGTTCTCCGTTAAGAGCAGAAATAGCAAGAGGTGTTGCTATACTTTCTGGTTTAGCACAAGTAAAATCAATATTAGCTGTAAAAACTCCTGCCATGAAAGAAGCATCTGGTGTTTCAGGTGCAGCAGCAGGAGCAGGAACAGCTCAAGCTCCTGACTTTAATGTAGTAGGTGCAGGAGGTGTAAGTCAATTGGCAACCACATTAGCAGGAGTAACAGGACAACCGCTAAAAGCCTTTGTGGTTAGTAAAGAAATTACATCAGCTCAAGAACTAGAAAGAAATATTACAACAACAGCAGCAATAGGTTAATTATATAAATAAATTTAATAGGCATATAAATAAATTCAATATGGAAATAATAGAACTACTTATAGACGAAGAACAAGAGTTATCTGGAATAGAAGCTATTTCTATTGTAGATGAACCAGCAATAGAAGAAAATTTTATTGCTTTATCCAAACAACATCAAATAAAACTTGCTGAAGTAAATAAAGAAAAAAGAATATTAATGGGTGCAGCATTAATACCTAATAAAAATATATTTAGAAAAAACAATGAAGACGAATATTATATATTCTTTAGTGAGGAAACCGTAAGAAAAGCATCACAACTATTTTTAATGAGAGGCAATCAAAACAAATCTACACTAGAACACCAAGCACAATTACATGGTCTTTCTGTAGTAGAATCTTGGATTATAGAAGATGATGTTCATGATAAATCAAGAAAATATGATTTAAATATGCCAATAGGAACTTGGATGGTTTCAATGAAAGTAAACAATGATGAGGTTTGGCAAAAATATGTAAAAACTGGAAAGGTAAAAGGATTTTCTATAGAAGGATATTTTACTGATAAAATAGAAATGAGTGCTTTTAATAAAACAAACAACGAAGAAGAAGCTAGAGAAATATTATTAGAGATTGCTAATTCAATACTAGATAATAAATATGAATTTAAAACATACAATGATTATGGAAGTGGTATTAGAAATAACGCAAAAAAAGGCATTGAACTAAATAAAAAAGTAAATAATAAATGTGTAACAAGCGTGGGAAAAATAAGAGCACAACAATTAGCAAGAGGTGAAAAACTTTCAGTATCAACAATTAAACGTATGTACTCATATTTAAGTCGAGCAGAAACATATTATGATGAATCAGACAGTAAAGCTTGTGGAACTATATCTTATTTATTTTGGGGAGGAAAAGCAGGATTAAGTTGGTCAAGAAACAAACTGAAAGAACTAGGAGAATTATAATGAGAAAGAATAATGAAACATTAGGTATATCGTCTCCTGTAAACAACAAAAAAGGGTGTTTATGTAGAGATGGTAGGACATATTCAAGAAAGTGCTGTGATGGAACTCTAAGGGCTCAAGGAATAGGCAAAACATCAGGAAACAATTAAAAATCTAACAAGGTTTTTAAATACAGTTATTTAGTTAAGATAAATTAATTTATAAATTCAATATTTATGGAAAAAACTAAAGCTACCTCAATCTTAAACGACATTATGGAAAAACTATCTCTAGTTAAAAAAGATGAAGTTAAAGAAATTGAGATTAAAGACGAAGTGCAATTATCTGAACAAATTAAAGAAGAAGAAGAAATGTCTCAAAAATTAACTGAACTTGCTTGTGAAGAAGAGGTAAAACTTGAAGAAGTTGCTAAAGACGAACAAAAAGAAGAAGTTAATGAAGAGCTTTCTGAAGAAGTTTCTTTAGATGAAGATAAGTACGTTTCAAGAGACGAATTTGATTCTGTCGTTTCTGAATTAAAAGGATTAATTAATGAATTGAAGCTGGGTTACGAAGAAGAAAAAGTTTCTATGTCTAAAGAAATAGAAAAGCTTTCTGCTGAACCTGCTGCTGAACCAATTAATCACAATCCACAACATGATGAATCAAAAAGTCAATTCGTTAGATATGCAAATAATAGAGGAGAGTCCACTATTGACAGAGTAATGAATATTTTAGCAAACAATTAATAATTAAAATTAAACAAAATGAGTGTATCAATTACTTCAACTTATGCTGGTGAATTTAGTGGCAAGTATATAGCTGCTGCTTTATTATCTGCTGACACCCTTGATAAAGGAGGGTTAACAATTATGCCTAATGTAAAATACAAAAGCGTAATCAAAAAAGCTGCTACTGACGATATCGTTAAGGATGCAACCTGTGATTTCCAAACAGGACAAGGAACTTTAACTCTTACTGAAGCTGTTCTTCAGCCAGAGGAATTCCAAGTAAACATGGATATATGTAAAAAAGATTTACATAGTGATTGGGAAGCTGCTCAAATGGGATTCTCTGCATTTGACAACTTGCCAAAAAACTTCTCTGATTTTGTATTGGCTCATGTTGCTGCAAAAGTAGCTAACAGAACTGAACAAAACATCTGGGAAGGAGATACTGGAACTTCAGGACAATTTGATGGGTTTATCAAAAAACTAAAAGCTGACGCAACTGTAAGCGATATTTCTGGTACTGCCGTAACTTCTGCAAATGTTGTAGCTGAATTAGGAAAAGTAATAGATGCTTGTCCTTCTGCTGTATATGGTCAAGAAGACCTATATTTATATGTTTCACAAAACATATTTAAAGCTTATGTTAGAGCTTTAGGCGGATATGCTGCAACAAATTCAGGTGTAGATGCAAGAAGCCACATGTGGTATCAAGGTGGTGAAGTTTCTTTTGATGGAGTAAAATTATTTCCTTCATCTGGATTAGGAGATAACACGGCTGTATTAGCACAAAAATCAAATTTATATTTCGGAACAGGTCTTGTAAATGACATGAATATCGTTAAAGTTATTGATATGTCTGACATTGATGGTTCGCAAAACGTAAGAATTGTAATGAGATTTACTGCTGGTGTACAGCACGTTTGGGGAGCAGATATCGTTCTTTACGAAGAAGGAGTATAATAATTGTTTAACATAGAAGGGTAGGTGGGTTATGCCTATTTACCCTTTTTTATAAAAAAAATAATAATATGGCGTGTAATTTAACATTAGGGAGAAAAGAACCTTGCAAAGATGTTGTAGGAGGCATAAAAGCTGTTTATTTTATTGACTACGGAATTAATGTAGGAAAGGACAGTACGAACACAGACGTTATAGATGATATTCAAAACTTATCTGATTCAGGTATTACAGCATACGAATATCAGGTTAAAGGAAATAGCAGCTTTGAACAAACTATTACGAGCTCAAGAGAAAACGGAACTACGTTTTTTGAACAAACATTAAATTTAACACTACACAAGTTAACCTTAGCAGACAATAAAGAATTAAAACTATTGTCTTACGGAAGACCTCATGTAGTTATACAGGATTATAATAATAATGCTTTTTTAATGGGCTTGGCAAATGGAGCTGATGTGTCTGGTGGAACTATTGTTACTGGAGCTGCTATGGGGGACTTATCAGGTTATACACTAACCTTAAGCGCTTCAGAAGTAGAGCCAGCTAACTTTTTAGAGGCACCATCAGCATCTAATCCTTTTGCAGGTCTGACAACTGCCGCAACAATAGTACAGGGTACAAATTCATAATAAATAATATTTACTTGAATTTAAAAGAGGGGGTGTTTAACATTCCCTTTTTTTATATAAACAAATGCAATTTAATTTGTTATTTATAATATGGTAGTATTAACAACATCAACAAGCTCACAGAGCTTTAAGATAATTCCAAGAAGCACACACAGCTCTGTAACTTTTGAATTAACTGATAAATCAAAAAGAACAACTTCTGCCGTTACGGTTAGTGTAAGTAATGCTAATGGCTATATGACCATTACAGGCACATTTGTAAATGCGCAATCTAAACCCCTGTTAATTGAAGGAAGATTTTATTCGTTTGTTGTTAAAAATGGTGCTACAATTATATATAGAGGAACAATTTTTTGT